TACCGCAGCAGAAGCAACAGAAAGCGACTCATTAACTTCATTTAATTCTAATGGATTTACCCTTGGCGCTGATACTTCTGGTGGCGGTGTAAACGTCTCTACAAGGAGTTATGTCGGTTGGCAATGGAACGCTGGTGGCTCTAACGCTACCAACACCTCTGGCACTATAACCAGCACAGTCAGGGCGAATACGACTAGCGGGTTCTCGATTGCAACCTATACTGGCAACGGCTCTGGTGGCGCTACGGTGGGTCACGGGCTTGGAGTAAGTCCGGCGATGATTTTTACTAAGTCCAGAAGCAACTCAACAAACTGGATGGTTTGGCATCAAAATCTAACCGCCAACTACGCTTTTGAAGGACTGAATACAACCGGAGCAGAGACCAGTGGAGGTTCGCCTTCTAAGTATGTTCGTTCAGTTTCTTCAACTCTTGTGACAATTGGTAACGACATATCTGTAAACCAAAGTGCTTCTTACACTTATGTTATGTACTGCTTCGCCGCAGTAGCAGGGTATAGCGCATTTGGTAGTTACACGGGCAATGGTTCGACTGATGGCCCCTTCGTCTATACAGGATTCAGACCAAGGTATGTGATGGTTAAGCGAAAAGACTCAACTGGTTGGTGGTATCCGTTTGATACGGCTCGTAATACTTACAATGTCACGAACAGTATTATTGAATTAAACGGTGCTCTTGCAGAGACAACAGGAAGCAATTACGCAATAGATGTTTTGTCAAATGGGTTCAAACTTAGGTCAACTCATATTGATGTAAATACTTCTGGTGGCACATACATCTACGCTTGCTTTGCCGAAAACCCATTCAAGTATTCTTTAGCGAGGTAATAAATGTTTCAACTCAATGGCAACCCAATCTCAATAGATTCTGAACAAATCGTTAACGGTATTCGCTACCCACACCTGCGTGACCCTGCCCTGCGTGAGCAACTAGGTATTGTAGAGGTAGCAGACCCAGAGCAGTACGACCAGAGATTCTATTGGGGCGTAGGCAATCCCAAACTTCTAAACGACCGTGAGGAAGTAGACCAAGACGGCAACCCCATGTACGTCAAAGTCTTGGGTGTGGTCAACGGACAACCTGCGATGGTTGACTCCACAGAGCGTCTGGTGACCAAGGGACTCAAGAGCCAATGGACTTCTCAGGTTAAGCAGACTGCTGGATCGTTGCTTGCCCAGACCGATTGGATGGTAGTCCGCAAGGCAGAGCGTAACATTGATGTGCCTGCTACCGTAGCTGCCAAGAGAGCAGCAATCGTGGCTGAGTGCGATAGGCTCGAAGCAGCCATCACAGGCTGTGCAGATGTAGAAGCATTGATTGCTGTAATCGGTAACCAAAACTGGGGTGAATAATGTCATCAATAGACCAAGTCAAAGGCCAACTTGATACCCATGAAGCAGTATGTGCTGAACGCTATGCAGGCATCAATGCTAGGCTAAAGAGACTAGAACAGATCTTGCTTGGGACTACTGGTTTTATCGTGGTTCTCTTACTAAGCTTAGTTCTTAAAGTAGGTTAATATGAGCAGAAAAGTATCAGCAGTTACAACTAAGTCTACTACCACCAAGGAAACTATTCTTACTGTTCCTACCAAGAATACTGGTCTTTGGCAGTTAATGTATATCATTAGTCTTACTGGTAACGATACTCCAAAGGTCTACTGGTACGATATTTCTACTAACACTGAGTACTTCATTGTTGGTGGTAAGAACTTAGGTGCTGGTGAGTTTATTAGATTAGATGGAGAGGCAGAGGTAGTTTTACAAGCTGGTGATGAGATTCGAGTACAAAACTCAGGTACTCAGACAGTAACCTACATAGCAACTGTAGAGTTCATGCCTGAGATGACAGTTCAATTCCAATTCTAAGGAGAATAGTATGCCAATGGTAGACGGAAAGAAATACCCTTACACTAAGAAGGGCAAACAAGAGGCAGCTTCGGCTAAGATCAGCAAGCTTCGTAAAGAAGGTATGCCACAGAAGCAAGCAGTAGCTGTTGGCCTAGCCATGACTGGTATGTCTAAGAAGAAGAAAGCTAAGAAAGGATCTTCTCGTGGTTACTAAGCCCGGCCTCTATGCCAACATCAATGCAAAGCGTAAACGGATAGCAGAGGGATCTGGAGAGAAGATGCGTAAGGTAGGCTCCAAAGGTGCTCCTACTGCTAAGGCATTTAAACAGTCTGCAAAGACAGCAAAGAAGAAATAAATGGTAAAGAAAGTATATCAGAACCCAGAAGGTGGCTTAAACGCTAAAGGCAGGGCATACTTTAAGAACAAGGAAGGCGCTAACCTGAAGCCTCCAGTGTCCTCTAAAGAGGCTGCAAAGTCTCCTAAGAAAGCTGGACGTAGGAAGTCATTCTGTGCTCGTATGAGTGGAGTGCCGGGACCTATGAAGGATGAGAAGGGTAGACCAACAAGGAAAGCATTAGCACTTAGGAAATGGGATTGCTAAATGGCAAACAAAACTTATCTAGAACTTGTCAATGATGTACTGGTTAGGCTTCGTGAGAACGAGGTTACTTCAGTCAACGACACAGCATACTCCAAACTAATTAGCAAGTTCGTTAATGACGGTAAGAGGCAGGTAGAAGACGCATACAATTGGAATGCTCTGTCTGAAACTCTAACCGTTTCTACTACTGCTAATCTATTTAACTATGTAATGACTAATGCTGGTATTCGCTTCAGGGTCTTTGACGTTATAAATGATACAAGCGATTGGTTCATGGATAACGCTTCTACCAGTGATATGAATAATAAGTTTTTAAATCAAACTCCTGAGTTAGGTTCTCCTCGCTACTATAACTTTAACGGTGTAGATTCTAATGGAGATACTCAAGTAGATCTATATCCTATTCCTAATGGTACATATATTATTAACTTTAACATCATTAAACCACAGGCACAACTAGCTCTTAACTCAGACCAGATAAAGGTTCCTGATGAGCCTGTTATATTCTTGGCCTATGCAAAGGCATTAGCAGAGCGCGGAGAAGATGGTGGGTTAAGCAGCTCTGAGGCTTATGCTTTATATCAAACATCTTTAGCAGATCATGTGGCAAACGAAGGCAATCATTATCCAGACGAATTTACTTGGGACGCTGTCTAATGGCATCTCCCTCACAAACGGCTAGTATCGCAGCACCGGGATTCTTTGGACTAAACATCCAAGAGTCTGCAGTGTCTCTGTCTTCTGGCTTTGCGCTAGAGGCTAACAACTGCGTGGTTGATAAGTATGGTCGTATCGGTGCTCGTAGAGGTTGGACACCTGTAAACACAGCAGTCAACACAGACTTAGGCGCTGCTAACCCAGTAGAGTTTATGTTTGAGTTAACAGATAATGGGTCTAGTCAGTTCCTTAGTGCGGGTAACAATAAGCTGTTTACTGGTACTACAACGATGACTACCAAGGCTGTACGAAACCAAGCTAACAGTGCAGACCTAACCTACACAATCACTGGTAACAACTGGCAGGGAGCTGCTCTGCCTTACGGCGATGGATCTGCTGCAGAGCCTCATGCATACTTAGTTCAGTCTGGTCATCCTATGCTGATGTACCATCGTATGGCTACTCCGGGAACTGGAGCTACGTTTACAGTTTCTACTGTCTCTAGCGGTGCTATCACTGGTTTGACTATCACTGCTGCTGGCTCAGGATACAATGTAGGAGATATCCTAACCTTGTCTGGTGGAACTACTGCTGCTACTGTGACTGTGGCTACACGATCTGGTACAGGCATCGCTACTGTAACTATTACTACTGGTGGAGCTGGTTATTCAGTATCTAATACTCTGACCAGCACAGTAACAACCACTGCTAACCCACACTCTCACACAGGCTCATTCGGCTTCCAGAGGCTTGCTGATGTAGGGACAATACCTTTGGGGTATTCTGTTGGTGACTTCGCTCCTAACTGCTCTCTAGCGGCTTATGGACGTATCTGGGTGGCAGACATTGCTGGAGATCCTCAGACAGTCTACTTTACTCGCTTACTAGATGGATCAGACTTTCAAGGTGGAGACTCTGGCTCTCTGTCCTTAAACGCTGTCTTCCCTAACTCGGATAAGATAGTTGCTATTGCAGCGCACAACGGATTCCTGATTATCTTTGGTCGTAATAACATTGCTGTCTATGCTAACCCAATCGATGTAACTGAGCTAACCTTAGAAGACTATATTCCTAATGTGGGTTGTATCGCTAGGGACTCTGTTCAGAGCACTGGTACGGATATTATCTTCTTGTCTGATTCTGGGGTTAGAAGCCTTCAACGGGTTATTCAGGAGAAGTCCTTGCCTATGCGGGATATCTCCAAGAATGTACGGGATGAGTTGATGACTAGCGTAGCCTCTGAGACAGCGGCTAACATCAAGTCTGTCTACTATGACAGGGATGCTTTTTATCTTCTTAGTCTCCCAATTACTAAGTCAGTCTACTGCTTTGACATGAGGACTCCTCTGCAGGATGGGGCTGCTAGGGCTACCACATGGACCAGTATAGAACCTAAATCCTTTATTGTGACTAACTCCAAAGAGCTATACCTTGGTAAACCCGGATACATAGGAAAGTACTATGGTCACACAGACAATGGGACTAATTATCGGTTTAGCTACTACACCAACTACTTCGACTTTGAGCAGCCTACCGTTGAGAAGATCATGAAGCAGATTGGATTCGTGGTCATCGGGGGTTCTAACCAGAACGTAGCTGTCAAGTGGGGCTTTGATTATAACGAAAATTACTTTGCTTTTACGAAAAAGCTTGACACGGCGGTAGTTTACGAGTATAATATAGGAGAATATAATATTGCTGAGTTCTCAGACGGTATTGTCCTAGATAAGTTTAAGATACAGGCTGGCGGTACAGGGTCTGTTATGCAGATTGGACTAGAGGCTGAGATCAATGGTAACCCTATCTCTATTCAAAGGATTGACATCTATATTAAACAAGGAAAACAAGCATGAGTAACTATGTAAAAGCTACTAACTTTGCCGTCAAGGATGGCCTATCTACTGGAAACCCAGCCAAGATTATCAAAGGCACAGAGATTGATACCGAATATAATTCTATCGCCTCAGCTATCTCGTCCAAGGCAGACCTAAACAGTCCTACCTTTACAGGTACTCCAGCGGCTTCTACGGCCTCTGCAGGGACCAGCACTACTCAGATAGCTACCACGGCCTTTGTGACCACGGCTATAGCGG